GCCACCGAGGCCCACGGCCTCGACACCGACGATCGTCCGGCGGTCGAGATCTCGAGGCGCGAGGGCCGCGAGGTGTCTCCCCCGCCCCGCCTGACGAAGGTCATCCAGGCCGCGTACCGCACCTACCAGCAGACCGTCGACGCCGCGGTGCGAGACCTCCTGGCCGAGGTCGTCATCGCGATGGGTATCGACCAGGACCTGCGCACCGAGATCTCGAAGGAAGACGCCATCCAGGTCCTCGAGGCGCTTCGCTACGTCAGGGAGGTTCGCTCGTGAGCGTCGGCAAGGACCCGCGCCCAGGAGACCGGATGGACTTCGAGGATGTCCCCGAGGACCTGCAGCCGCGTCGGCGATTCCTCCCGTCTCTCTGGTCCGTGGGCGTGATCCTCGCGCTGACGCTGATCGGCGCCGCCATCGCCGTTTTCGTGCGCGGTGGCTGGCAATTGATCCTCGGCGGCCACCAATGATTGCGCGCGTCCTCCTGGCGCTCTTCGTCGAGACGATCGTGCTGATCGGCCTGTTCGTAGTCGCTGCTGCGGCGTGGAGGACAGCGGCGCGGACTGTCCGGCGTGCCTGGGTGGAGTGGCGGACGAGGAGGAGCTGATGGCCGTGACGCTGAAGGAAGCGGCGCGCGGTGCCGCCCGGGAGATCGCCGCGGGCCCCGACGGGGCGGTCAGCGTGATGACCGAGGTCATCGAGCAGCACATGCGCGAGGCCTTCGAGCACGCCGTGGAGGTCGCGTCGCTATGGGCTGTCGTTCGCGGGACAGCCGAGGGGCGCCAAGCCGCCGGCGACGTCGCGCGCGAGCTGCGCGCGGTCATGGAGGTCACATGAGCTTCATGGGCTTCTTCCGCAGATGGCTTTGCAAGCTGGGCTCTCCGATGGGATGGACCAGCCACCATCCCGAGCGCGCCTACATTCCGCCGTGGTCTGGCTTCCGCTGCTGCCGCTGCGGAACCACCGCAGAGACAGAAGGCGAGCTCCTCCACCTCTCTGAACCCGACTGGGTGAACGTCGTTGACCGGAATCGGAAGGAGAAGGACTCGCGATGACCATCTACGGTCAGCCGCTGCCCGAGCCGCGCGCCGCGACGGACGCCGTCTGGCGCCGTTTAAACGAGGTCAGCGAGGACCTTGATCTGCTCGAGCGCCGCTACTGCCGCTTGGAGCAGCGCATGTCCCGTCTGACGTGGACCGCGCTCACGTTCATTCTCGCCCTCACCCTGACCGCCCTGTTCTTCACGGGAGGTGGGCGGTGAGCCTGGAGCGCGAGGCTGCCCTGGAGATCGAGGCCGCGCTGCTGGTCTACGCGCGCGACGTCGAGGACCTGGCCGAGAAGTACTCCTGCCCCGAACTGCTCCGGTGGGTCGAGCGACTCAGGGCCGGCGGCATGGAGGTGATCGCCCATCGCGGGGAGGAAGACGATGTCTGACCCCCTGGCGCTCGCCGGCTTCGAGCGGGCCCGCGAGGTCTGGCTGGCCGAGCGCCAGCAGCTGGTGACCGCGTCCGACGTTGCCGCCATCCTTGGCGAGGATCCCCGGCGCGGCCCGGCCGCCGTCTGGGCCGAGAAGGTCGGGGAGGTCGAGATCGACGAGGCCCCCTGGATGCGCCGGGGCCGCCGGCTCGAGCCCGCGATTGCGGAGGAGTACTCCGAGGTCACGGGCCGGCCGGTGCACGGCCGGGATCCCTATCTGATCGTCAGGCATCCGGAGCTGCCCTGGCTGGCCGCAACGCTCGACCGCGAGACGGAGGGTTGCCCAACGAACCCGGGCCTGGCGGCCGGCCGAGCCCCGCTCGAGCTGAAGGCCGTGGGCGGCGGAGGTGTGCGCGAGTGGAGGGAGGAGCCACCCCTCCACTTCCAGATCCAGGTGCAGATCCAGATGGCTTGCACTGGCCGGCAATGGGGATCACTGACCGCGCTGCTGAGCGGCCTCACGCTCACCTGGCACGACCTGGCGAGGAACGACCGGTTCCTGGCGGCTGCGCTTCCGCGGCTCGAGGAGTTCCGCCTGCGCGTGCAGCGACGCGAACCACCGGAGGCCGATGGGTTGCCCGGCACCACGGCTGCGCTCAAGGCGCTCTATGCGGACGAGGACGGCGAGACCGTTCCCCTCGACATCGACGCGTTCCAGCTCACCGAGGCGTGGGAACTCGCCGGCGCTGAATGCCGCCACTGCGATGCCACACGTCAAGATCTCGAAAACCAGCTCCGTCTCCGACTCGGTGAGGCCACCTTCGGCGCCCTCCCCGACGGCTCCTTCCTGTCCCTGAAGACCACGAAACGCGCGGGCTACACGGTGGAGGCGACGTCGTATCGCCAGCTCCGCCGATTCCGGCCACGACTGAAAGTGAGGAAGTGATGGCAACGCAGACGGCATCCACGAACGCCGGCGACAAACCGCTGGCGGCGCAGGGAGCGGGAACGATCGCGCGCCAGGAGTTCGGTGCTCAGCAGCTCGAGGTCACCGGTGAGACCGCCGGGGGCGCGCTCGCGGCCCAGGCCCGCGCGCTCGTCGAGGCGCGGTTCGTCATGGCGATGCGCCGCCCGCGGGATCTCGACGACGTCCGCGTCAAGGTGATGCGCGAGGTCGAGCGGCCGGGGTTCGCTGAGATCGCTTGGTACAGAAAGCCGATCGGCGCTGGCGTCGAGGGCTTGTCCGTGCGCTTCTTCGAAGCGGCGGCGCGCTGCTTCGGAAACCTGATGGTTACACCCACCACCACGTTCGAGGACGATCGTAAGCGCGTCGTACGCGTGGAGGTGATCGACCTCGAGACCAACTATTCCCCGTCCCTGGACGTGACCATCGAGAAGACGGTCGAGCGCAAGGCGCTCAACGACGGCCGCGTCGCGATCAGCGTCCGCAAGAACAGCAAGGGCGAGATCACATACACGGTACCGGCGACCGAGGACGAGATGCTGGGCAAGAGCAACTCCCTCGTGTCGAAGGCCCGCCGAAACCTGCTCCAACAGATCATCCCCGGCGACATCACCGACCAGGCGAAGGCGCGGATCCTCGCGATTCGGCGCGGCGATGCCGCAAAGGATCCGGAGGGTGCCCGCCGGAAGATCGTCGATTCGTTCGCGGGGCTGAACGTGATGCCGTCCGACCTGAAGCGCTGGCTGGGGCACGACGTCGCCCAGGCGAGTCCGGCAGAGATCACCGACCTGCGGGATCTGTACTCCGCGATCCAGGCTGGCGAGACGAACTGGGTTGAGGCGCTGACCGAGAAGATCGGCGCCGCCGAGGCCACCAGTGATCCGGCCGCGCCGCCCAGGTCCTCGGGCCTCAACGGAGTGGCGGAGAAGCTCGAGGGGGCCAAGGCCGCGGCGCCGGCGCCCGCCGGATGCACCCACCCCGACGTTCCTCCGAGCAGCCTTTCCCCCGGCGTGACGATTGCCTGCCCGAAGTGCGGCGAGGAGCTGCACGGTGAGGCGCCCGCTCGTGAGGCCGGATCGGACGATGACACGCCGACACCGCGGGCTGCGGTCGAGGCCATCGTCGACAAGGCTAAGGCTCAGCCATCGAAGCCGACGCGCCAAGGGCGCCTGCAGGAGTAGGCCATGTCCGAGCTCAAGGTGGTCGCCGTTCAGATCCGCGATGTCCTGGGCGCCCGCGAGTTCGCCTTGGCGCCAGGCCGCGTCACCGTGCTCTCCGGCCGGAACGGCTCCGGCAAGAGCACCGCTTTGCAGGCCGTGCAGGCCGCCCTCGGTGGTGGGAACCTGGCGCGGATCGCCCGGGTGGCCGCCGCCGGCGACGAAGAGGAGATCGAGCCTGAGGTCGTCCTGCTCCTCGAGGGCCAGGGCAACGAATCGTACCGGGTCGAGCGCAAGGGTGAGAAGGTGCGCGTCCGCGCGCGCGTGGGCGACACGGCCGCGTTCGAGGACCTGGGCAAGCCGCAGAGCTGGCTCCGCTCGCTCTACGACCCGCAGGGCGCCAACCCGGTCACATTCCTGACCGCATCCGACAGGGACCGCGCGCTGCTCTTGCTCGAGGCGCTACCCCTGGATTACGACCGCGCGGAGCTCCTTCGCGAGATGGCGATGGAGACCGACAGCATGATCGCGATGCCGACCGGCCTCCACCCGCTGGAGGAGATAGGGCTCATCCGGGACTCGGTGTTCAGAACCCGCACCGGCGTCAATCGAGACCTGAAGGGCAAAGCCATGGCTGCCGAGCAGACGCGCAGGAACGCGCCGGCCGTCGTGCCTGACGACCACGCCACGGCAATTGCGAAGCTGCGCCGGCAGAAGGATGAGCTGGGGCGCGAGCTCGTGGCGGAGCAAGAACGCGCCGCGGCGGAGGAGGACCGTGCGATCACGGCCGCGCGGCACGTTCACGAGGTGGCTGACGCGGGCGTGAACGCCGCATTCAAGGCGGCCGCCGCCAAGCTGCGCGCCGCGTTCGAGCAGGGCGCGTCGGAGATCCGGGCGGCCGCCGAGAAGCAGATCGCCGAACTGAAGGAGGCAACGGAAGCCTCCATCAACGCGCGGCGGATGCAGGACGAGGCGGCGCTCGAGGAGGGTGACCGCGTCGCGGCCGCGGCGATGGCGGCGGCCCGGGATACGCGGGAGATCGCGGATGAGCAGATCCGCGCGCGTCACGCAACGCTCGTGACCCTCTCGGAAAAGCTCTCAGACCTCGAGGCGCAGGCCGAGCACGCGGCCAGCGCGAGGGCCCTCCACGCCCAGGCCCAGCAGTTCGACGAAGAGGCCGCCGAGCTCGCCAGGGAGTCCGATCGGTTGACCGCCGCGCTTGCCGCGCTCGACGCCTTCCGCCAGCGCATGGCGAAGGACCTGCCCATCGACGGATTGGAGATCGAGGGCCGGCAGATCCGCGTCCACGGCGTTCCGTACGAGCAGCTCAATACCGCGCAGCGCGTTGACATCGCCGTGCGCGTCGCGTGCCTGCGGGCCAAGGGCCAGCGGCTGCCAGTGGTCTTCGTCGACGGCGCCGAGGCCCTCGACCACGAACACTTCGATCTCTTGGTCGACCGGCTGCAGGCCGCCGGCGTTCAGGCGTTCGTCGCGCGCGTCACGGACGAGCCGCTGACCGTTACCACGGAGGACGTCCATGCGGCCGTGGGCTGAGCCACGTCTCCTTCGGGGGGGGCTTCCATGCGCGCTGTGCGGCCGGCCCGCCGGCGCCGAGGGCCGGTGCGGTGGTTGTAAGCGATGGATCTGCGCGCGCTGCGATCGGCAGCCGCTCCTCCGCCGGGGGCACCAGCCGGAGGAACACCGACCGGGGCGGCGAGTAGACGAAACGTAGGGAGGGCGTCATGGCAACAGCGGTAGTTGTTACGGAGAGTCTGGAACCTATTTCGTGCGGAGAGTGCGGTATCTGGTTCGCGTTCCCCGAAAGCATCGTGGAGCGGCGACGGAGAGACGGGCGGACCTTCTATTGTCCAAACGGACATCCGCGGGCCTGGTTCGAGACGGAGGCGCAGAAGCTGCGAAAGCGACTGGAGTGGCAGGAGGCGGAGACGGCGCGCGAACGAGCCGCCCGGTTCGAGGCTGAGACCGCAGCCCGCAAAGCCAACCAGAAACTGCGCCGAGTCGAGCGCGGGACCTGCCCGGAGTGCAGGCGGCACTTCGTCAACGTCGAGCGCCACATGAAGACGAAGCACGCCAGCGCGCGCCCCTCCGGCGGCGCGTAGGAGGGGAGCCATGGCCCAGCCGGGGAAGTGCCGATCGTGCAGCAAGCCGATGCTGTGGGTGAAGACGGTCAACAACAAGCCGATCCCGCTGGATCCCGAGCCGCGCCCGGACGGCAACATCGTATCCGGGTGGGATGGCCGAGCTCGCTTCCTGCAGCGTGACGTTCGGCAATGCAAGACCTGCGGTTGCACTGAGACCGACGCCTGCCCTGGCCCTGAAGCGCAGGGCTGCTGGTGGATCGGTGAGAACTTGTGCAGCTCCTGTGACCGGCGGGTGCCGCGGCGGTACGTCTCTCACTTCGCTACCTGTCAATTCCGCGACAGGCACCGGAAGCGTTCAGTCATCTTCCCCAGGGCGTCTCGGTGATGGTCAAGGCCCACGAGCACGATCCCCTACCAATGCTCCCGTGGTACTGCCGCGACTGGTTCGCCAGCGACGCGTTCGCGGCTATGAGCCTCGAGGCCCAGGGCGCCTACCGCAACCTGCTCGACCGCGCTTGGCAGCGCCCGGGCTGCACCCTACCCAACGACCCCGAGCGCCTCCGGGAACTGGCGAAGGCCTCGCCAGAGGAGTGGGAAAGGGTGCGCGACGTCGTGTTGAAGTGGCTCCCGGAATCGAAACAAAGACGAAGCTCGCATCGATTGCTCCGCGAGTGGAAAGAAGCGCGCGCGCGGAGGACGTTTTCGAGAGAGCGCGCCGCGGAGGCAGCTAAGGCACGGTGGGAAAAGGAGAAGGCGCAACAGCAAGAGCAAAGCTCGCGCAATGCTCGAGCATCGTCCAAGCATGTCATCAAGCATGCCCGCTCTTCACCTTCACCACCTTCTAACGGACACCCCCTTTCCCCCTCGGCCACCAGAGTTTTCCACAGCCCCGGTTCCAACAGCGGAACGGCCACCCCCCCCAACCCCCCCGCTACCGCGGGGGGGAGGCTCGACAAGGCGAGGCTCCGGAAGGAACGACGAGAAGCCAAGGCGGTGCTCGAGGACCGACTGGAACAGGCGCACCAATTCGCACTCCACGCCAAGGCGTCATGGACGAAACCCGCGCGGCGGACGGTCCGCGGCTGGCTAGACAACGGCGCCACGCTCGCCGACGTGCAGCGGCTGATCGAGCAGGGCGAGCACCTGGCGCGCTCGAAGCTGTAGCGAAGGGAGGCTGTCATGGCAAAGGGAGGCGCGCAGGTCGGACAGTTCGCGCCGCCGTCACAACGGATCGACCTGCATGTCTACGTGCACGTCGAGAGCTCGAACGTCGAGGGGAGGCTGGATCAGCTTCTGAAAGCAGTCAACGCCGTATTGAAACTGGAGGCCGTAATGGCAAATGAACTGGAAGACCTCACCGCGGCAGTCGCGCGGGAAACCGAAGTCGACAAGTCCGCGATCGTGCTGATCGAGGGGATCTCGGCGAGGCTGGATGCCGCGATCGCGAGCGGTGATCCGAAGAAGCTCACCGAGCTCTCCTCGAGCCTGAAGGCGAGTTCCGACGACCTGAGCGCGGCCGTCATCGCGCACACGCCGGCGGAATAGCTCGAGCGGTAGTGGAACCGCTGGACGAGCGTGTCAGCGGGTGCCGGCCGGCGGAGGCGGGGGCCAGGTCGGCGTGTTTCGAGAAGGGAGTGAGCGATGCGGAAAGGTTCAACGATGGACGAGGAGGTCCTGGTGCCGCTCAGGGCGGGCGAGCTCCTCGAGCGCGCCAAGGTCCTCGCGGCGAAAGTGCAAGACGTCGCGATCCTGCGGAAGAAGAAAACCGACGACGCGCGAGCCACGCAGGCGCTGATCGATGCGGGGCTCGACGAGATGGAGCGCCTCGCGCGCGTGATCAGCGCGGGCGAGGAGGACCGCAAGCAGGGCGAGCTGTTCATTGATCAGGTCACCGTCGACCAAGCGGCGGCCACGGCCGCCCTGGCCGAGATCGCGCGGCACGCCGAAGAGGGCAATAGGGAAGAGCCGGTAACTGAGTCATTGGAGGAATCGAATGCCAAAGTCTAGCGTCGGCCGGGTCGTGCACTTCGTGGCGACGGACAACAAGCGGAACGGCGTGTGTCGCGCCGCCATCGTGATCGGGAGCAAGGACGACGACTCCGTCGGGCTGTGCGTGTTCAATCCGCAAACGGTGCTGTTTAAACACGGCGTCAAGCTGGATGCGGAGACGAAGAAACCAGGGACATGGCACTTGCCCGAGCGAGTGGATGAGACGGCGCCCGTCGACGACCAGGTCGTAGGCAGCGAGGCGTGAGCGACGACAAGCCGGTCGCCTTTGAGGGCTGGTGCATCCTGGAGCTCATGGGTCACCGACGGCTGGGCGGCTACGTCACGGAGGCGGTGATCGCCGGCGCCGGCCTGATTCGCATCGACGTGCCGGGGCTGCGTCCCGGTGAAACGGCGGCCACGCAGTTCTACTCGCCGAGCGCGCGCTACTGCCTCACGCCGACCACCGAGGCGATCGCCAGGGCGCTGGCGGCATCAGCGCAGCCGCAGCCGGTACAGCGGTGGGAGCTCCCTGCCTCGCCGGCGCGTGACCTCCAGGTCGTCGCCGACGATGGCGAGCTCGAGGATGAGGAGGAGGAGAAGGACTACGACGACGCCGAGGAAGCTGAACCGTGAACGTGAAGATCATGACCGGGAAGGTGGCGGACATCCTCGGCGTCTCGACGTCGATGGTGCGCCACCTGGCCAGGATCGGGGATCTACGCGTGCTCGGTCGAAATATGGGTTCGGGCTGCAACGGGCGCGGTCAATACCTCTTCGACGCGGAAGAAGTCGAGCGACTCAGATTCAGGCGAACGGGCGTGTGTCTGGCCCCCGCCCCGCGGCCCAAGCAGTTGGTGACCAAGGATGTCGCGGCGATCCTCGGCACGTCTCTCTCGACCGTGCACGAACTGGTCAAGGCCAAGAAGCTGCCGTGCTGTCGAAACTCGGGGTGGGACAGCGCAAGTTTTCATGGGGGCCACCCTCAACTACTGTTCGATCCGGTGGAGGTTGAGCAGCTCAGGGCTGAGCGTGAGCGTGAGGAAGCTACGGCCAAGGCTCAATCCTCCGAGGCCGAATCCTCTCGGCCCGACGTGGATGAGATCGAGAGGTTGGCGAAGCGCGACGCCCGCGGGGATCGGAGCGCGCGGAAGGTGCTTGCGCTGGTGGCGGAGGTCAGGCGGCTTCGGGCCAGTGTCGCGGCGGCGAAAGACCCGCGCTCACGTCCCAGCTACGCCTATCTGCGGCGCGTACCACTGGATGAATTTGGGCAGCCGGTGAAGCAGGCCGATCCGGAAAGCCCGCCGCCGCCTCCAATGCCGAGCGGGCGGCGCCCGGCTCTGTGTCCGCGTCTAGAGGTGGCGGTTACGCTGTGATACGGAGCGCAACGCTGTGAGACATGTCGAGTTCGTCGTCTACGGCACACCGATTCCGAAGGGCTCAACAAAGGCCTTCTTTCGTCCCGGCATGCGCTTCCCCGTGGTGACGAACGACAACGCGAAGACACGCCCCTGGCAGGAATCGGTGGTGGTGGCCGCGCGCGACGCGATCGGCGCAGGACCTCCGCTCGAGGAGCCCGTGGCCGTCGCCATCCGGTTCTTCATGCCCCGACCGAAATCGGCGCCGCGGCGCGTGGTGGAGCCGATCCGGAAGCCCGACCTCGACAAGCTCATTCGATGCGTCGAGGATGGGCTGACCCGCGCCGGCGTCTATCGCGACGACGCCCAGGTCGTGCTCGTCATCGCGAGGAAGGAGTTCGCCGGCGGTCATTCCGATCCGGCAGGGGAGCATGGGATCCCGCGAGCCTTGATCGAGGTTGGACTACTACCCAACATCGTCTCCTGGTGGTGGCCGGACCAGGCGGCGCCAGCGACCGCGCCGGTGAAGGCCTCGCCCAAGACGCTTGACCTCTTTGCCGACGTAGAATCCCGGTCATGACTGATAGGCATGAGCCGCTCACCGACGAGGAGTTGTATGAGCTTGAGGCGCTTCCCGGTCCGACCGGGCCCAGCTACATGCCCAGGCTCCTCACCGAGATCCGCTCGTCACGTGCGGAGATCAGCCGCCTGCGCGACTTGGTGGCGATGCTGGAGAAGAAGAGAGACCGCTCAGTGGCCAGGCTTCCAAAGCGGGTGGCAGCCACCGTCAAGGCGCGGCAGAGGAGCGCTGCGCGCAAGAAGGCCAAGGGCCGGAAATGAGGGAGTCGCCAAGATGGTTCGCTCGCCCAGAACCATGATCCCCTGCCCGATCTGCGGGAGGGGATACGACAGTGCGATCGGGCTCGGGTTCCTGCCGGCGACGATTATCTTCCGGCATCCTGACGGCCGCGAGTGCGTGAGGTCCTGTCCACCAGCCCCTCAGCCACGGGTGGTCCGGGACTCGACGACCAGGCCGTGAGCGGTGGCAGTTCGCCACCGCCGACCCCCACGCGCGAGGAGCAGCTCGTGCAGTTGCTCCTCCGCCACATCGAGGCGGCCAAGGCGATGCGGGGCCACGTCACGATTTTCCCGGAGATCCAGGTGTCGGACGGCGAGCTGCGCAGCTGCGAGATCAAGCACGTTGAACGCTGGCAGCCCGCCGGCACCCGGAAACGTACGTCAGCGCGCTGAGGCGCTCACGGCTCGAAACACTTGTGGGCGCTCTCCCCGCCGCACCCGATCCGGCGCTCGCACACCCCGCAGCATTCTTCCGAGCACGCCTTGAAGCTGGGGTAGCACACCTCGTTGTGGGCGCCGTCGCACGAGGGTCCGCCGGACCCGTCGCTGCACTCGATGATCGCGTTGCCCGCCGCGTCGTATCCGGGCATGCACGAAGGCCCGCACGTTCCGCAAAGGTGCGTCCCTCCACATCCATCCGCCAGCCAGCGACACTGCTGGCCCGTTGAGTACCCACACGACTGTGGGACGCAGCCTGGCTCACGGCCCGTGTCGGGCGGTGGCGTGGTGCCGGGGCAGCGGTAGCAGCGAACACCAAGATCCGGGATCGTGACCTCGACGCCTTGCGCGCAGGTTCGCTCCGAGAGCAGGCCGAGCTCGGCGCAGGTGGGAAGCTCGAGCTCAGCGTCTGGGTCAAGACATGCGTAGTCGCCGAACCCACCAGGGAGCGGGTTGATCTCCAGCCAGCTGCCGCATGGCTCGGACTGGGAGAGCGAATCGCTTCGGTCGCCGCAGCACGTTCCAAACAGATCCTTGCCGGGTCTCTGGCAGACCAGTTCCTGGTTGCAGTCGAGCGGAAGCGGTGGCTCGCCAGGCCCAGGGTCCACCTTCGTACAGACCGGCCGATAGGTGCAGATCGGCCCTCCAGGAAAACACGGGCGGCAATTGTCGGGCTTCTTCTCCTTGGATTTCTTGGGCCAGCGCGGATCGTTCTTGATGGCATTGACGTCGCAGGGTTGCAAGGCGTTGTCGGGGAGCATTCCCTCGCTGTCGTTGTGGGAGATGTCGCAGAGCTGGTTCATGATCGAGTGACCGGCGGAGTCCCCGCAGCTCTGACTCGCCACGTCTCCCAGGCCCATGGTGTGCCCCAGCTCGTGCATCAGGATCTTCGTGAAGAACTGTTCCTTACCGAGGTCGCCGAACTTGTCCACGTCAATGGTGATGGTTGCCCGCACGACGCGTCCGCCCGCAAACCCCGTGGCGTTGGTGATACCCGCAACGCGGACACCATCTCTGTCAGGGACGTGACCGATCTTGACCACGATCTCGGGGGGGCCAGTTGCTGGCTCGAAGATGACCTCCGACCCATTGCCCGTGTCCACGTTGGCCACGTTCCACTCGTCGAACGCGCGCATGGCCGCGTTCCTGTACCCGCCCACACCGGAGATATCGAACTGGACGTCGCTGCCCCTGTCCCACCCCGCGAAGAGCCAATATGGCGGGCACTTCTGTGGGGCTGGTAGCGGGCCGGGAATGAAGAGCAGCGCCAGCAGCAGCGCCGTCAATGGCTGCCCGCGCAGGCGTCGTCACGAAGGGCGGACATCAGGGTGTCGGGCGTGGGCTTGTTTCCGTGGACGAGCTTGAGCAGCTTCCCGCCCGGCTCTATCTCGTAGGTCGTGCCCACGTTGTAGGAGGTGTAGTCGTTGGTGGCTGGAAGATAGCGGAGGAACGCGAGGTACTTGTGTCCGACGGCGAGCGGCCATTCTTGCGGAACCACGAAGGTGATGTGGTCTCCTGGCAGCTCGATGGCGCCGCCGATGCGTGCGAGGGTCGTCCTCTCGCCAACCGCGAGACGCCCCTTGATGCTCTCGCCGACCTCGACTTTGTACTCCGTAAAAATGAAGCTTTCGTCCTTCGCCAGGACGGGGCGCTGGTTGTACACGGAGATCACCGCCACTGCGTCCGCCTTGCACAGGAGCGCGCGCGCAGCAGCCTGGTCCGAGCCATAGGGTGAGAGCGGGATGTTGAGCGAGGTCGCCGTGGCCAGGCCGGCCTCGAGCCTGTTCCCGGTCGCGTAAGAAGCGAACATCGCCTCGTGCGAGACGTGCCGCTCATTGCGCGCCTTGAATCCAGCGCGCGTGGTGGGGGCATCCATCTCGTCTGGGGGTTGCGCCAGCACCGGCAAGGCGCCGGCGAGGCAGAGAGCGGCGGCTATCGCTTTCATCGAAGTTCCTCCGGTTGATTGTCGGGTGGGCGTTCGTCCGCGAAGTCTGAGCATGGCACCCTCCACAAGGTGCCCACGAGGTGAGACCGGCGGCAGGCCGGCGTGGAATCCGGCTCTTCGCGGATCAGGCTAGCCGCCGCCTCATCTTTGCCCGTTTTGCGCACCGGTGGCAAGGACGTGCTACCGTCTGTCAAGTGTCTCGCCGCGCACAGCCCTGAACGGGCGCGGCTGTAGGCTGGGGCTTCGGGACCACCTCGCCCCCCAGGCGACACCCCTGAGAAGGGGTGCTTGTGGTCCAAGAGGTTCCGACGGCCCGATGGCGCCTGGCCATCGAAGGTATGGTCCGTGTCTCCGGTCTTCCCCCATGGAGCTATCGCGGACAGCTGTACACCGGCGCCGCCTGGTTCGAGGGCCTCGTCTACCAGGAATCCGTTGGCGAGCCGCGCGCCCGGCGCTACGAGCCGCACCAGGACCGCGCCTCCCGCATGGACGCGCCCGCGGATCCGGACGTCTGTGACCACGACGACGGCGAGCTCGAGGACGACGCGAGCTATGGGCTGTGCCAGATCATGGGCTACACGGCTCGTGCCCTGGTTGGCATCGACAAGGTCACGCTGCGCGGCGGGAAGCTGGTGGTCGCCGACACCGGCGTCTACCCCCCGATGCGATTCGGCTGGCTCTTCCGTCCGCTCACCAACCTGAGCTTAGGCCTCCGGCTCCTGCACGAGGAGCTGCAGGCGGTTCAGCGCGACGTCGCGAAGACTGTCCTCTCACCCGGCGACGAGATCTCGCGCGCGCTGTGCCGCTACAACGGCGGACCCACCGGGGACAACCTGGTCGACGGCGACTTGCGGCTCCGCGCGTACGCGGACCGCGTTGCCGCGCGCGCCGCCCTGGTGCGTGCGGACCGTCTATAGGGAGGTTTTGGATGAGGGATTCGAAGACACTGCAGACGTGGGAGAAGCTGTTTCTGGTGGCGCTGGCCGTGGTCGTGCTTGCCGGGCTCTTCGGCTGCGGCGAGCAGAGTCCGACCGCTCCGACCCCGCAGGGCAACCAGGTCGTAAGCGTGATCGTCAATGTCGGCACGACCCAGCCGAGCCCCTCGCCGAGCCCCAGCCCGGCCGCGGGCGCCTGCGTTCCTGGCGTGGTGGAGTTCGTACGGGTCAACCCGTTCGGCTACGACGGGTGCCCCGGCTCTCCCCCCGCGAATAGTTCCGGCCTTCTACCCGCCGGCTGCACCGCGCACGTCACTGCCACTCCGAAGGACCGCAACGGCGTGGACGTGCCGGCCTCTATCCACGGGACGCAGATCATCTGGTCGACCGTTCTCGGCGCCGACAGGATTACGGTCACCGACGATCCCACGCAGCCGTTCAACAAGAACGTGCAGAAGGTCTCCGGTTCCGCGCCCGGAGAGTTCAGCCTGCAGGCCACCATCTGCGGTATCACGGGCGCCTGGAACGGGAGGACCACCCCTTGAGGCTGGGCGCCCCCCTGTTCGCGCTCGGCCTGACCGCCGCTTCCGCAGGCATGGCACGCCCTGCGGAAGACGGCGTGCGTTTCGGCATGCTCGGCTGGGGCCAGGTCGCGCTAAGCGGCGACGCCGACACGGCGGTGGCCCCCGGCGGCCGCCTCGAGGTCGACGGCCCCCTGGCCGTGGCTCACCACGCCGCTGGCCGCATCTACGTGCGCCTCGACCTGACCGCGGCGCCGGGCTCGAGCGCGCTCGACTTCGCGAGGCCGGAGACCTTCGGGCGCTCCGCCGAGCTCACGCTTGGGGCCTACAGATCGGTGGGCCGCCTGTCGATCGGAGCCCAGGAGATCCGCACGTCGCTGGCCTGGGAATGGGGCTTCTCGACCGCCCTCGACGGCCAGCTGCAGCCCCGGTACCTGCGCCACTACTGCGGGGGGATCCGCCTCGAGGAGCTCGCCGCCGGCGCCGGCCTGGCCGTGATGTACGGCCGGCACGAAGCGGGTGGCGCGCGCGGGTACGGCCAGCTCCTGATCGCCGGCCAGGTCCCCCTTGCCGGCGTGAAGGCCGTGGTCTTCGGCGGGGACGCGGTTCTCTCGGTCGGCCCGCGCCGCCTCGCGAGGGACCAGCGCGACGTCCTGCGGCTCTGGGTTGCGCTCGATCTTCCCGGGCTCGTCGGGATGATCCGTCGGTGAGCCATTCCTCTGGCCCTCCTGACGACCGCCGGGTGAGGGCCGAGCACGTGGGGGACAGGACACTGCGACTACGTCTGGCCTCCCTGGCGCAGCAAACGGAGGCGGAGGTTCACGAGATGACGGAGCGGCGAGAGCGGGAGAACAGGACGAGGCGGGGGCGAGTGACCGTGCGCCCGCGCAGGAAAAGGCCACTCGTCTGGCTACTGGCGAAACGCGGATGAGGTCCGAGGGCGTCTACATCAACACGCTGCAGGTCACTGCGGAGCCGGGATCCGCCACAAAGAAGCTCGTCGAGATACCAATCCCTTCAGGCTACCCACTGCTGGGCACCTGGAAGCTGTCGATCGACACTGAGTTCGTGGACACCCCCAATATCCGGATCGCCACGCAGCTTCAGGCCGGACCTCCGGGATGCGCCGACGATCCACCGACGGCGGGGATCACCGAGATCATGGACGGGTTCGTCTTTCGGCCAGGGGGCGAGCTGCAGGCCGCACCATTCCCTCTTCTGGCTCCCTACGATCTCGAGGGCAAGCGTCTGTATCTCTTCATCAAGGTCACCAACCGGACGACGACCGAGCCAATCACGGCCAGGGCGAACGTGTACGCGTACTTCGTCACGGAGGAATCGGCGTGATCGTGCCCGGTGGGCTCACGCGCCTCTACACTTGGCCGGAGGCGGCCGAGAACCTCGTGCCGAGCCCCGGCGCCGGGTGGCACCTGCACTCTGCGTTCACCTGGGACCTGGCCGAGGGGGTGCCCACGGGCGCCCTGCAGCTCGACATGGCGGGCGTCTCCGGCGTGACACCCAGCGCCTGGGCCAGCGTGCGTCTCGAGCCGGCCTGGTACGTCCTTCGCGCCCGGGCCTGGAGCGCAGGCAACACGCCCTGCCTGGGCTCAGCGCGAGTCATGCTCAAGATCGGCGGGGCCATCGGGCCGAGCACAGACGTGATCACGGGCGAGGTCCCGATCCCGAAGCTGATCGAGCGCAAGTTCATCCAGGTGAAGACGGCCGGGGACTGTCAGGTCCGGGTTGAGGCGTACCAGCATCCCGACGGCCACTTCGGCTTCGAGAAGCTCGAGCTGCGCCGCCTGATCCCGCCGCCCGTGGAATGCTTCGTGCGGTATCCCAACTATCGCGGGTTCCTGTGGGCCGACGCACCTCAGACCATCAAGGTATGGGTGAACGTCCGGCCAGAGGCCACGGACGCCGAGCTCGTGGTGCTGGACACGGCCGGAGCGGCCATGTTCTCAGCGCTCTTCCTGAAGGCCGGGGAGCAGATCGTAGAGATCGACGCGCGCGATTGGCCGCTGGCGCGTTACGCCCTCGTGGTCCAGTGCGCCGTGGGCGGCAAGCTCTTCGCCTATCCGGAATTCCATGTCGTGAAGGAAGACCCCTCGGGGCGCGAGGGCGCGCACGTCGACGCTGACGGATACCTGGTGACGTCCGAGGGCAGGCAGTTCGTGCTTGGCGCGTACGACACCGGCGGGTTCTCGGGCCTGGAGAGCTACTACACGCCCGGGATGGACCACCTCGCGGCGGCCGGCGGCAAGGTCTGGCTTAACTACATGCTTCAGAACATCCAGGGCCCAGCGTTCCGCTCGGCGATTGCCGCGCACGCGAAGCGCGGCATGCTGTTCTTCCAATGCTGGAACCGCGTCTTCGAGAACCAAAGCAACTTCCTGAAGCTGACGGTTGCCGGCAAGGCTGCCACGTCTTTCCCCTCCGAGGAGGCGTTCTGGAAGGCGAAGGCCGCGGACCTGGACGCCGGCGCGAGGCCGGGCTTTCTCGGCTGGTACATCGCCGACGAGCTCCCGGCCGATGACGCCGAGAACATCTTCCGCTTGTACCGCACGATGGCGGAGGCGGAACCTCACGGCGTGTGCTTCGGCGCGAACAACAGCGTCTATGGGGCGATCCTGTATCGGGACGCGGTAGACGTGCTCGATATCCATACGTACCCGGTCTACAACACGGCCGAAGGCGTCCTCGCTCCGATGGGCCTTTCGTATGAGGCGGTCAAGGGTGCGGTGGACGCGGTGCAGGGCTCGCGTCCTGTGTGGGCGGTATTGCAGGACTGCATCCTCACTTCCAAGGGCCACTACCCGACCATTGACGAGCTCAGGTTCATGGCCTGGTCCGCGATCGTTGCGGGGGCCAAGGGCATCATGTGGTGGTCGATCGGCACCCAGGGCGGCGCCATCGGCGGTGCGCCGGTGGCCATCCGCGCGGCCCTGTTGCAACGCCTGGCGCTCGTGAACGCGGAACTGGTGGCGCTCGAACCCGCGCTGCTCTCGGCCAGCGCGCCCGCCACCTCGAGCGTGGACGCCGTCAAGGTGATGGCGAAGCATGTGGACGGCGTCGCGCACCTGTGGGCGGCGAACGTAAGCGCCGACGAGGTCACGGTCAGCATCGGCACCGCAGGCAGCGCCGTCACCATCACCCTCCCGCCTTTTGGCGTGTGGCTTCAGGCCGAACCTATCGATCCGGTCCGGCGCGCGGCGCAGGCGGCCAGTGCGGAGCTGCTCAAGGCCGGCCTGTTGCTCGAGCGGGACAGTGCCGCCGCGTCCGTGGTCATTGCTGCTGCGTTCGATGGATTCACTCGAGGAGGTGCCGCATGACGATCGTGTGTTGGCTCTGGGCGGCTTCGTTCATCGGGATCATCGTGTCGGCCGTTTGGGCCAGGTGCCCGCTCTGGGTGCCTTGCCTCTTGATGGCCATCGCCGGTCTCCTGGGGTGCATGCCGCTCCGATGAGCGGAGAATCCATCGCGGCAGTGGCGGCAGCGGTCGTACTCCTGACGCAGCTTGCCAAGTGGGCCGGCCTGCCAGACGGGCAGGGACCGATGGCGGTGGTGATCTTCTCGCTGCTCGGCGTGACCCTGAAGGGCTGGTCGGATGGCGCCTTTGAGCGCTCTCAGGCTTTCGGGTACTTTGTCGCGTGGATCACAGCGAGCGCGAGCGCGGCGGGAGTGTTCGGGTTCACGCGCGCGGCAGCCGACTCACTGGTAAAGACCAGTGCGCCACCGAGCGGGGCCGGCGCGGAGCCGACGAGGAAGGCAGATGAACAGGCGTAGGCACGTGCGCGGCCTCGCAGCGACGGCCGAAGAGCGCAAGCGCCCGGTGGTCTCGCATCCTGGGCCATCTGGAGCGTTAGGCCTGGGAGTGGATGTGTTCGGCGGTCCCGTCGTTGATCCGACCGCGAACGTGCGCGAGCTGGTCTTCGAGCAGGCGCGGAGGCAGGACGATCTGCGTCTTGCGTCACAAGAGCTGTCCGAGGTGCGGGCGCGGCACCTGAAGGAGATAGCGGACCTGCGGGCGATGCACGCGGAGACGCTGCGCACGTCCGACCTGGACCGGCTCGACAAAACGCGTCAGGTCGACGTCCTGGCCGGAACAGCATCGGCCGCAGCGCTCGCCACGGCGGTCCAGACGCTCGCGAACACGTCCGACCGCAATGCGGACACGCTGCGGAACCTTGTGAGCTCCACCGCGCAGACGATGGCCAAGCAGACATCGGACCTGGCCGCCACGCTCTCCGCGCAGACGGACTCGCTCGTAAAGGACATCAATGCCCGGATCGCGGAACTTCAGAAGGCCAGCTACCAGGGAGTCGGAAAGTCGAGCGTGTCCGACCCGATGATGGAGCGCGTCGCTCTCATGGTGGAGGGACTCGCCCGCTCGCAGGCGGCCGGGGCGGGCAAGAGCGCGGGGATCAGCGCGGTCTGGGTGGCGGTGCTCGGCTGCGTGACGCTGGTCTCCGGCCTGCTCGGCATCGCGGGCGTTCTCTATGCGGTGCTGAGGCCGTGAGGGCGGACTGATGCCCCTCTCTGCTCCTCACCCCTGCCCCGTGCCAGGCTGCGCCACCCTAATGCGTGGGCGTGGGCGCTGCCCTCGACACGCACGCAGGCCGTGGGCTGTCCATGGGAGCAGGCACGCGCGAGGGTACGGGGCTGCATGGGAGAGGGCCAGGCGCCAGGTGCTACAGGAAGAGCCCACCTGCAGGGGCTGTGGGTCGGAGGCCAGCCCTACTGTGGACCACATCATCCCCAAGGCGCAGGGTGGGATGGCCGACCGTTCGAACCTTCAACGTTTGTGCACCGTTTGCCACCAAGCCAAGGCAGGCCGTGAGGGCAGTGTGGGACGGAGGCGGGGGCGGTTGAAAAGTTCAGCGATCTCGACCTCGGGACCGCTGCTCCAGCCACGCTCGCGCGGTCGCAGGTTTTCGCAAAATGGGGGTGGCCGTGGGTGAGCGCGGGCCGGCGCCGACGCCAACAGCGCTCAAGAAGCTACGCGGGAACCCCGGCAGGCGGCCGCTGCCCAAGAACGAGCCCCAGCCGGCCATGTCCGCCGGCGCCGCTCCGAACTGGCTCGCCGGCGGCGCCGCGGCGCTCCTGTGGAAGCGCGTTGCCCCCGAGCTGGTGACGCTGGGCCTGCTCTCGGTCCTCGATGTCGCCGCCCTGGCCATGTACTGCGAGTGCCACGCCCGCGAGCGCACCCTCGTGAAGGCTGCCGCGAGGCTGAAAATTGCGGACCCCCAGCGGCTGGGCCTGCTGCGCGCGGCGCGGGACGAGCGTCAGCAGATGCTCTCGATCGGCGCCAAGTTCGGGTTCACGCCGGCGGACCGGACGCGCGTCTCCATGCCGGAGGCCCAGGCGCCGGAGAAGGACCCTTTCGAGGAATGGGCCAAGGGAAAGGCACTTCGCGGTGGCAAGGCGAGCTGACCAGGTCACGGGCTGGGCGCGCAAGGTCGCGGACGGTCGCGTCCCGGTGGGTCGCTACGTGCGGCTGGCCTGCGAGCGTCACCTGCGGGACCTGCGCGAGGGCAAAGGCCGCGGACTGCATTTCGACGTAGAGGCGGCCGCCAGCAAGATCGAGTTCTTCTCGCTCCTCCGCCACTCGAAGGGGAGATGGGCGGGCACGCCGTTCGAGCTCTCGCCCTGGCAGCAGTTCCTCGTCGGGAGCCTCTTTGGCTGGAAGCGGCAGGACGGCACCCGCAGGTTCCGGGTGGCCTACGACGAGCTGCCGCGCAAGAACGGCAAGAGCACGATCGCCGCCGGGCTGGGCCTCCTCCTCGCGTTCTTCGACGACGAGCCCGGCGCAGAGGTCTACTGCGTAGCGACCAAGAGGGACCAGGCGAAGATCGTCTTCAACGAGTCGAAGCGCATGGTGGAGACGACGCCGGCGCTCAAGCGGAGGATCGCGGTGCTGACCGCGAACATGCACGTGCGGGAGAGCTCGTCCAAGCTCCAGCCGCTCGGTGCCGACGCCGATTCGACGGATGGGCTCAACCCGTCAGGCGTGATCATCGACGAGCTGCACGCCCACAAGACCAGCGCCCTGGTCGACGTGCTGCAGAGCGCCAGCGGCGCGCGCGCGCAACCCCTTCGCTTCGAGATCACGACGGCAGGCTTCGACCGGCTGAGCGTCTGCTGGAAGCACCACGACTACTCGATCAAGGTCCTCGAGGGCATCGTCGAGGACGACACCTGGTTCGCCTTCATCGCGGCCGCGGACGAGGGCGACGACTGGCGTGAGGCGGGGACCTGGCAGAAGGCCAACCTCAACCTGGGCGTGTCGGTCTACCCCGACTACCTCGAGGCGGAGTGCCGGCGCGCCGAGAAGATCCCGGGCGAACAGAACACCTTCCGCCGCCTCCACCTCAACCAGTGGACCGAGCAGTCGAGCCGCGCCATCGACATGGCCGTGTGGGACGCCGCCGCTGGCGAGGTCCTCGAGGAGCGCCTCGAGGGCCAGCCCTGCATGGCCGCTCTCGACATGGCGTCCACCAACGACCTGGCCGCGGAGGTGAAACTGTTCGGGCCCGACGCCGAGGGCTTCTACGACGTGCTCTGCCGGTTCTGGATCCCGGAGGCCTCGATCGCCGTCGGGCAGTCGCGCCGGCCGGAGGAGATCCGCCGCCAGCTCGCGGAGTGGGTCGAGCAGGGCTGGATCACCGCCACGCCCGGCAACGTCACCGACTACGACTTCGTCGAGAAGGCCATCCTCGAGGGCGGCGTTCGGTTCCGCCTCCGCGAGCTCGCCTTCGACCGCTGGAACGTGACGCAGCTGATCACGCACCTGCAGGATGAGTGGGGCACCGGCGAAAGCGCGACGATCAAGGTCATCGACGTCGGCCAGGGCTTCGCGAGCATGGCGGGGCCGACCAAGGAGTTCCTCCGCCTGGTGGCGGACGGGAAGATCCGTCATGGCGGCAACCCGGTGCTGCGCTGGATGGTGAGCAACCTCGCTCTCAAGCAGGACCCGGCCGGGAACCTCAAGCCGGATCGTGAATCCTCGGGCGACAAGATCGACGGCGTGGTCGCGCTGGTCATGGCGCTGGGCCGGTCCATGGTGGCGCCGGCGAAGAGCGAATCGATCTACGACCAGCGCGGCACCGCCGGCGAGGAGGTCATCGACACATGGTGAAACGGGACCTGGCCAGCGTGGTCGATCGCCTGGCGCTGATGGCCGGCTCCACCCTCGTGGTGGGCGGGGTAGCGATGGTCTCCCTGCCCGCGGCGCTGGTATTGGCCGGCGCCCTGCTCCTGGTTGGGGCGATCTGGAGGAAGGGGTGAGCAGCATCGTCTCCTGGCTCTTCGGCGCCGCACCCGTGGCCCAGGGCAACCCGCTCGACGACCGCTACTACGATGCCCCCGCGCAAGGCGCTCTCTCTTCGGCGGGCGTACGCGTCACCACCGACTCGGCGATGCGCGTCGCCGCTGTCTACGCCTGCGTGCGGATCCTGGCGAACGCCCTGGCCGTGATGTTCCCGACGATGTACGAGCGGCTCGAGCGCGGGCGCAGAAAGGCGCCGGAGCATCCGCTGGACCCCATCATCGCCCTCAGGCCAAACCGGCGGCAGAACGCTTTCACCTTCTGGCGGCAGATCTGCATGCACCTGGTGCTTCGCCAGAACGCGTATGCCCAGATCGTTCCTGGCATTCCGGGAAGGGGCTGGGTCGGTGGGCTGATCCCTTTGCACCCCGATCGCATCCGCGGACCGGAGGAGCTGTCGGATGGCCGACTCCGCTACGAGTACACGCGGCCGAGCGGCGAGAAGGTCAAGCTCATCGGCGACGTGGACGTGTGGCACATGACGGGCCTGAGCGACGACGGGCTCAGAGGCCTCTCCATGGTCGACATCGCCGGCAATTCCATCGGGGTCTCTCTCGCCGCCGAGAAGCACGCGGCACGGTTCTTCGATCGAGGGGTCAAGCTCTCAGGGATCCTCCAGCACGACAGGACGCTGAAGCCCGAAACGGCAGAGGCGATGAGCGACTCGTTCCATCGGAAGTGGGGCGGCGAGCAGGGCGTCGGCGGCGTGCCCGTTCTGTGGGAGGGCATGAAGTTCCAGCCGGTCGCCATGACCCTCAGGGACGCGGAATTCCTCGATTCGAGGAAGTACTCGGTTTCCGAGATCGCGCGCCTGTTCGGCGTGCCGCCCCACATGATCGGAGACGTCGAGCGCAGCACATCGTGGGGAACCGGGATCGAGCAACAGACCCTGCAGTTCCTGGTCTACTCGCTCTTGCCGTGGATCGAGCTGATCGAGCAGTCGATCAACTTCACGCTCGTGGTCCAGGCGGATCGCTACTACGCGAAGATGAACCAGGGAAAGCTGCTGCGGCTGGACCAGAAGACCCAGGCGGACATCTTCCACATCCTCCTGAGCGACGGGATCCTAAACCCCAACGAGTGCCGGGAGCTGCTGGACAGGAACCCGCGGAAAGGCGGAGACGAGTACGCGGACGCCAAGAAGCCGGCCGCGCTGCCGCCGGTGCTGCAGGACTCAAGCCCGCAGGATCCGCCCGAGGAGGAGAAGCCCAACAACGCGCGCGCCCTTTCCGTAGCTCGGGCACTGGCCGGCGCACGTGCTGCGGACCTGCTGCGGGAGGAGGGCGACGCCTTGCGTGGCCTGGGAAGGGATAGCGCGAAGAGCAACCAGGCCTGGCGGTCGGCCGTGGCCGGGTTCTACGGCCGGTTCGGCGCGCGCGTCGCCACCGCCATGGCCTGCAGTGCGCCGGTGGCCCGGGCCTGGTGCGAAACGCGCCGGGGACTCGTGCTCGCGGGAGGGCTCGCGGGCCTGGACGATGCGCAAGGGGCGGCCGCGAATCTGGCCCAGCTCGCGCTCATGGAGGCATTCGATGCTCAGGGGTGAGCAGGATCTCATGCTGGCGATCGAGTCCGAGTGCTATCACCGGTGGTTGGCCAAGCTGTCGCACCACGCGAGCGACGCGTCCCTCCAGGAGAGGGTCCACACTCCCGATGCCGCGATCAAGCTCGCCCCCGGCAAGAAGTCGGTCGGCGACATCGCCGTCATCCGCCTGTCTGGGTTCATTACGCAGAAGCCGAGCCTGTTCACCATGCTCTTCGGCGGGACGAGCGCCGAGATGCTCGCAGCCGAGGTCCGGGCTGCGATGGCCGAGCCGTCGATCGGCGCTGTGATCCTCGACGTCGACAGTCCCGGGGGCAGCGTGTTCGGCGTGCCGGAAGCTGCCGCGGTCATTCGGGCGGCGCGCGGGGCCAAGCCGTTCATCGCCGTCTCGAACCCGTTCATGGCCTCGGCGGCTTACTACCTGGCTTCGCAGGCGGACGAGATCGTGGCCATCCCCTCTTCGATCACCGGCAGCATCGGGGTCATGGCCGTCTACGTGGACGAGTCCCAGATGCTGGCCCGGATGGGCGTGAGCGTGGAGGAGATCACCTACGGCCGGCGGAAGGCCGAGGAGTCCGGGGTTCATCCGCTCAGCGACGAGGCCCGAGCCGCGATCCAGGCCCGTGTCGACTACTTCGGGGCCATGTTCGTGGCGGACGTGTCAAAGGGACGGCGCCTGTCCGTGGCGAGGGTGAAGGCCGACTTCGGAGAGGGCGGCGTCTTCAACGCGCGGGAGGCTCAGGCGGTCGGCATGGTCGATAGGATCGGCACGCTCGACGAGGTCATCGGGCAACTGGCCAGTGGGCAACGGCCCGCGGTGAGGGCCCTGGCCGAGTCCGACCCGGTGGAGATGGCGGCGCGTGCGGCGCTGGCGGGTGTGAGGCTGTGAGCAACGGAGCGGCAATCAAGCGTGGGCGTGCTGGCCCTGGCCGCGTCCGCCTG